GACAGCAACCTGATTTGGAACAGTCCAACGAAGCACTTCGTAAGTCAATCCACCGAACTGAGAAGGAGCCAAGCGGGCAAAGATGTTCGCAGAGACGGGAGCGACATTGAGCCGGTAAATACCCCAAGAGGATGCAGATGCAGGCAGGGTAACATAGGTTTTCTTTGCAGCGGGAGCGGGCTTTGAGCCACTCATATCACCGAGATACTTAAGCCCACCGATGTTGTTACCTGCGGCGTTGGCCCATACGTAGTATCCACTCTTCGTCTTATACCACGCGTTATCACCGGTACCAAATGGATCCTGACCCTGTACATAGCCCTGAACCATTAAGGTTGCACCATGGGCAAGGCCCGAGCCATAGCCCGGAGCAAGAGGAGCAGATGCTGTTGGAGCAGTACGCACCCATGCCACTGATTGTGTCACAGGACGGCTCACAAGGCCACCTGAGGACGCGGGAACAACAGGAGCGGGAGAAGGAGCCGGAGCCGGAGCCGGAGCAGGAGCCGTAGGAACGCCTGTAGAGCCTCCTGAGGCAAGAATCTGATTAGCTCGTGCATCAAGCCAAGCAAGCTTTGAAGCCCAAACGCCCGGGCACTGAGTTTGCGTCCAATTATAGTGAGGATAAAGAGGAAGGTTGCCATAAACTTTGCGAAGGTCAGCGATGAGCTCTGCCAGCGTTTCCATATCGCCCTGAGAGCAGCGTGGGTTATTCTCAATGGTAATAGTATTCAGATTACCCCAACCCGAGCCTCCATCGCCATTACCCCACGAATTCACATCAGGGGAAAGGAGACATGCTACGAGGCTGATTGCTGCTTACCCCGCTCAAGCAGAACGTTGACGATTCCCATAAACTGAGGATTTTGAGCCGGGTCGCCCCACCAATGGATCGTGATTCCTTTTGGTTTCATAGGGCCACCAAAGAATGTGGTGGAGTACTGAGTAAGATATTTGTAAGCCATATTAGCTATCCTTTTAAAGATGACAGTCCTCAGGTACGCTCATCTATTTATAGAGACGCACTAAAGCACTGCTTTGGCGGAAAGTTCTGTCAAGTTCTTATTCTGCTTGACTTCTGTTAGATTCAAGATCTATTATTGACAGTCCTCAGGTACGCTCATCTATTCATAGAGACGCACTAAAGCACTGCTTTGGCGGAAAGTTTTGGTTGGATTCTTAAAATTGTCTATTTTTGTTTTAATCAAGTAGCAGTGCTTTCATTGTTAACACTGCTACTTGATTAATTATTAAGAGCTATAGAATACTATTCCGCCCGATGCTTACCATTGCCGGCGGGAATTGATAGCCTATTAATACGGGCTTCTACTCGTCCACCTACAAGGGGCTGTGAGGCTTTCTGAGGCTCTTTCGGGCTCGTCAGCACTGTGAGGGCATTGGCAGCTCCTGAAGGCTTATAAACGCCCTCGTAGGCTGTTATAGATGCCACTGCGGTCACGAGGATGGCTGTGGTAATATCAACGCCGTTGAACTGTCCTGCAAGGTATGCGGATGCAAACCCGAAAACGATTGAAGTAGCAGCCATTACTGCAATCTTCAAGCGGGCATCAAACCCGGGGCGAACTACTACTGAGACAAGAATCGGGGACAAAAATCCGATTACAAGGTTTAACATGGTAAGATTATCCATTTTATATCTCTCCTTATTCTTCGTTGCTGCTGACAGCATCAGCAACTTCTTCTACTTTTTTGATGATTTCTGTCCCGTCAATATTTGGCAGGCCGAGAACGATGAGCCGTAGAGTAAGCCATTTATCTTGGTCTTTCCTCATAAGGCGAAGTTTGTTGATAAGAAGCCTGTTCTCTTCAACGAGTTGATCGAAAGTATTCTTTTCGATGGTCTGTGAGCCTTGCTTGCTTGCTTGGCGTTTTTCTTTAAGGCCCCAAAAAACGCCGGCTACAGTGGTAATTACGAGGCAGACTTGAATTATTAAACCCGTATCTATTCCTGCTATTACTGCCGATTCAGCTGCCGCTTTGACAAAACTCAAAATTACGGGCGGGGACATGCTGATAAAATCCATGAGGCTTTTCCTCTTTCTTTCTAAGCCTCAAGCGATTTAACAATTTCTTGGGCTTCACGGGCGATTTCTTTGGGACTTCGCCGTGCGGCCTTTTCCCTTTCCTTCTTTGAGGTTCGTAGCTGATTTTTACGAACCTGAATTTTGTAACATCTTTCAATAAGCTCAACGCACAAAAATATACCGAGAGCGATACCCATACCGCCCATGCTGACGATGAACGGTATTGATGGTGGCGTGCTGAAAGCAATGACTACAGAGCCTGATATTACGCTGATCATTCCACCGATGACGATGAAAATCACAGTAAACTCGCTATATACTTTTCCTTTAATGTGAAAGTAGTAGCCGGCAACGCCAGCAAGACACATGGAGATCATTTGAAGTGAAAGGAGTAAGACTGACGCGTCCCTGTTGCCTGATTGGATTGAAGCAAGAGAGGCTAAAAATTGCTGAGCTCCAATAAAGGCAGCAGCAAGATAAGCAATCAAGAACCTTGTGGTGATCCGCTTCTGAAGTAATTCGTTTGAGTTTTTCAACCATAGTTTTCTTTCGTTGTTGTAAGACCACGCCGGGAGGGGAGAGACCTCCCGGCGTGGTAATGCTATTTTTAGCCAAGCTCAATCATTTTTACGCTTCTTGCCGTAAGCTTATTAGCAGCGGAATGAGCGATAATCATTAACCTTCCCCTGAAGGAAAACATTCGTGACTGCTTTACCCATTGGTATGATGTTGTAGTTCCATCAGGATTGCTGAAATCCGTTGGGTTTCCAAGATATTGCTTTGCAATCATGTCGTAAGCAATCATTTTGTTTAGATCAGTATCCACCTGATTCCTTATAACAAAACTTTGCCCGGCCTGTAGTGAGCTTAATGGAATGATTCCGGCATTAATGTATTGATTATTGCCTTGATTGTAATAAAAAACAGGCAGCCATCCGTTAACGACATTGGAAGTTATAACTGCACTCGGTGTATTGGAATACTGATACCAAGGATCACCCCCGGTTCCTGACGCTTTAACATTGGAAACGTATTTACCTTCAATTAGTTTCTTATTTGAAGCGGCTCCATTAAAACCATTCCCGGTTCCTCCATTTGATTCAGCACCAAATGCTCCACCTGCCTTATAAAGCCTATAAGATGATTCTCTAAAATTCTTAGTTAAATAAGGCATGTAATCACCCGAGGCTTGAGCAATTGGCTGAAAAGTTGAAAAAGGAAATTCACCTGAACTGTAGTCGCTGATTGCCATAAAAGGAGGCGTTATATTTCCTGATCGATACCACTCAAATGAGCCCAAGCTGAATTTTTTCTCAGAAATATATCTTTGAGAAATTGTGTTAAATTCCGCTTGTGTTAAGTTTTTCATTTTTTCACCGAGGCGCAGCTCATTCTGCTGAAACACAGCGACATCACCGTAAACAATAATGCCTCGCGAAAGCGGAGCAAAGTTGATTTCAGGGGAATTCTCTTCCACCCAATCGCCAATGAGTTTACCCGTTTTTCCATTGATTGATTTCCAATAGATTTTCGTCTTGCCATTGTAATACCACTTGTCGTTTACGGTTACTTGGTAGTGCTGCACGCCGTGGCTGATAGCTAAGTAATACCGATCCATAACAACCCAATTAGCAAAAGAGAATGCTGACTTGTATTCGGCTGTTGATGAATACAAGTTTGGATCATATTCAGCCATTGTTTTCTTTATCATTTCAGGGCTTACGGTGTCAATGGTTTCAATTGGGCCCAAGACTCCATCAGACTGAAAATATGTCTTTTTAATATACAAGCTCGGTAATTCATTGAAAGCTCCTGTATCAACGTTGATGCCACCATTCCAATGTGTTAGCGTGCCAACAGGATCCCTACGCGTGGCGGCAGCCCAGCTTATCTTATCCAATCCATAGAGCCGGTTACCTTTATCTTGGAATAGTGAAGAAACGTCTACGGGCCATAAGCCATCAAAATCTGTATAAGTATATTCCGTTGCTTTAAAATCTGTCCAACCCGGATTGATGAAAACTTTTGGAGTATCATCGTCGGGAGAACGGCCTTCAGATCCCCAAAGATCTCCATTTGTCCACTCTTCTCCATCAAGAGCCCAATCACCGGGAAGTTCAATAGGTGGGATAGTAGGAGTCGTTGGATCTCCCGGCAGCACTACACCACCCGGAGTTACAACTGCACCCTTTGAACCCGTCTTCGTCCAACCTACTTTTTCAGCCGGCGTGAAAGCGGCCTGCTTTTTCTTTTTCTTCGGCAGGACAGGGTAAGAGGATTGTGGAGCCATAAAGGTGCCAACAATGGTTCCCTTCTGAACAGAGAATTCAATGCCAACACAGCGAGCGGTTACAGTGTGCCCTGCTGAAAGCGTTGAAGGCACTCCTGTGAACTGAACAGTCTTCCCAATATTGAGAATCCATTCAGATTTATCCCACTCTTCTTCTACTGTGAAAGAGAGTTCCAAGCCGCCTGTTTTACCATCATTGATATAAGCCGTTTTAAGAGCCTCTGCCTGATCGGGAGTTAGCTCTTTACCTGCTGAAACATACTTCGCTGTGAGGGGGATTTCTGCGTCTGTGGCGGCCCATTTAGCCACTACCTGCTCAACTCCATCCTCACCCTCAGTTTCTGATGGAACCGTGTAGCGAACATAGACTTTATTGAAAAGTTCGCGGGAATCAATCGTTGAAGAGAAGCCTGAGATTTTTTGCTCAGAGACCTCTGAGAGGCTAATGCTGACAGTAGATGATTCGTTGATATGAGGAGCGGATTCGGTTCCTGTTACGAAATCGAATCCGACGCTCGTCATAGAGCTATCCATCCATACAGGATCGAAACGCCACTCGACGCCAATACCCGATTCTTTATCCCTGATTTCTTCAAGAAGTGAAAGATAAGTTGTTCCATCGGGGATATCTGAAATTGTACGAGCTCCCGCAGGAGCCGCAGAGATACCTCCGCGAATGACCTGAGCGGGCTGTGGTGCCCCCGCAGGAGCAGGCGTAAAGGCTTTGCTCATGAGAGTACGCATAAGCCCGTCCCACGTGTCAGCGGAGAACACAGGCTCTTCCTCACCCTCTACAGGCTTCGTTTCAACGATGGCCCCATCCCATAGAGCAATCGCTGGCAGAGCCCCGATGTATTCATTCATTGAAGCAAGCTGTAACCTGATGAAGCCTTTACCAACAGGCGCATTTACCTTATTAATAAAGCCGGCATAAAGAACAGCAGTTGGATCATTCCATGCTTTAGCGGTATCAATAAGGGCAACGAATCGAGCAAGTGGCTTGAAAGTATTCCGCCAATTGTTTTTTACAGCGTCAGAGAGAAGGTTGAGGGAAACCTCGACCTCCATTCCACCGCCATCAATATCGCGGGTTACCTTGTCAGTACCCTTAGTGATAGGCAGGTTCCGCATTGTAACCGCACCATTCAAAAAGTTACCGAGTACGTATTCTAAAGCCATTAGCTCCTTCTCTCCTTTGGATTTTTTAGCTTATTGTTTTAATAGGATTTGTAGCAAGCAAAGTAATTTGTAGCATTGCTTCCGTATCACTCCATTTGGTGAGTTCAGTAAGGCCAACGACGTAAACAGCCAAAGACTCTGTTCGGCGTGAGCCGTAAGTTCGAGTAGCTGTTATTTGTGTCATTGCATGCGTCTGAGATTCAATATCGTTGACAATGTTCCCTACGAAAGTGTCATCATCAGCAAAGACAACGGTAACTGTTATTTCCCTTTCGGGCAGGTTCTTTTCAGTGATAAAAGAACCTGCCCCGAAAAGGCGTGGTACTGTAATGAACTCAGCACGGGATTCATCCCATCCTCTGATTTCAGTGATATAAATATTCCCTGTTGGGTTGTTCTCTTGGCCGGCAAAAATGTTCCCGAGTTGAAAGACTCTGCTTTCATCAATGTGTCCCATATTTATCCTTAAGATTCCCAAGCCAAGCGGTCAACAACAAGGTCAGCAAGTTCTTGCTGACTCATTCCCGGTAGCTGATTGATAATAATTTTAGTGTTTCCACGCTGACGGGATTTCTCATCCTCGTTGATTCGAGAAGTGATAGCCCCAAGAGCCTTATTCATGACGCCTCGATTGACGATTGTTTCAGGGTCGTCCTCGCCTGCCATAAGAAGCGTCGGCCCTGTTACGTCTCCACCCGTAGCCATACCGGGAACTTTTTGGTATTCCTTGTATTCACGTGGACTTTCACCTGTCAGCTTTTGGGCTGTTCCGCCTGAGATGAAATCAGTAAATTGATTGATCGAGTCAACCCAACTATTAACTGCCATGATTCGTACATTGTCAAGCCAAATTGCGAGATTCTCAAAAGCGGTTCCAATATTATTGGTCACAGCATTAACGAAGTCATCAATGCCATGAATCATATCCATTCGCCAAGCTTCAATCCGCGACCCGATAACGTCAAGGTTCTTAGAGATTTCAGGCCATTGATCTACCCATTTCCAAATGGCCATACCAAGGGCACCAATCGTTGCCAATACGCCCGCAATAATAAGAAGCGGGCCAATGAAAGCAGCGGCTGCTGATGCGAGCAAAGTGAAAACACCCAAGCTCAACAGCAAACCAAGAGCACCAACGATAATCATGATGGGTGGAATCCACTCTTTAATCATCTCTTTATTCTCTTGCATCCAAACAAGAATTTCAGTAAGGATAGGGACAAGTTGCTCAAGCAGTGGAGCAAAGACTTCAGAGAACGTTATAAGTGCTTCATTTTGAAGCTTTAAAAGGCTTGCTGAAAGCGTATCATTCATTTCATCTGAAAGCTTTTGAGCTGCTGCTTCCGTATCACCAAGGCTATCATTTGCCGTAGCGATATCTTTAAGCACTTCATTCATCTTAGAGAAGCCAAGCTCTTCAAGCGGGGTGCCAAGAACTGCTTTAGCAAGAGCCAAACGCTGCGTTTGATCTTCAACGCCGAGCAAAGCGAGGGCAACTTTTTCAAGAGCGGCATCAGCTTTGTCTCCGCCGGCAATGATGTCAGCAGCGATATCAGAATGCTTCAATCCGATCTTAGCAAGAGCCTCGGTCGTCGTAGTATTCGTCGTATCCGTGAGTAAAATTCCCGCCTCTTTTAGGGAGTCTGCGGTCTGATCCAACCCCATGGATCCACCTTCTTGAGCGGCAGAGATCATCATGCCGAAAGCGGCCTTGGCTGAGAATCCCATTCCTTGGAAGTGTTTGGAATACTCATTCATGTTTTCAATAATTTCAGCCCGGGTAGCAATACTCATCTTTTGCATTGAAACGAGGAGTAAACTGAGTCCCTCTTTGGTATCTTTAACGAATCCCTGTTTGACCATTTGCCCTGACACTGCGACTGCCTGCGGCAGATCAATTTCAAAAGCCTTCTCAAGCTCGGCTGCACGCCGGGCAATAGCCACAATATCTTCAAGTGGAGCTTCAAGAAGCTTCGGGTCAGAGGCAAGAACTGACTCAACAGCCATTTCAGCCCCGGCCCAATCCTCGACCGTTCCTGACCGCAAAATTGCTTTTACAGCTTCCGCTACTTTTTCCTTCGTTGCATCATCTGAAATGGCAAGAGAGGCTGTGATTTCGCGTGTGCCGGCATCGTATTCCATAGCTTTATCGAGGCCGAATTTAGCAGCTGCAACAACTCCGCCTGTAGCGAATATGCCAGCGATTTTATCCTTTAAGCCATCAAGCTGTCCTGCAACGGTCTGATTAAAGTTCTGAGCAAAGCTCTGACCTGCCGCAGCACCCTGAGCAGCTGCCTGAGCAGGAGTTGAACCGGGTGGTGTTACAGGAGGGGCACCTGTTACAGCGTTCTGAAAAGAATCAGTGTAGTTCTTTCCGGCTTTCTTACCATCAGCCCCGGCTTCCTGAATTGTCTCATTTGTACCAATCGGGATACCATCAGAGCCAACAGCCGAATCCAAAGCTTGACGGAAATCGTGGCCTGAGCGACGGCCTGCTTGCCCGGCTTCTTGGATAGTTTCCCTAAGGTTAAGATCAACGCCATCATTGCCAACGCCTGCATCCAAACCACGACGGAAATCACGGCCTGCACGACGGCCCTCTTCACGAAGGCCGTCGCTTAGAGCCGCAAAGTTTACGCCCTTGAGAGCGGAGTTGATTGCTTTCTGAAGATCTTTAGCAAAATCTTTAGATAGGAGCGGGACTAATTGCACATACGATTGGGCAATTCTGCTCTCAGCTGCCATTTTAATCCTTTTCTAAAGTAAGCTTTTTCTTTGTTTTCGCCGAGTTCATGAAAGCAAGCACCTCTTTTGCACGGCTTACAGGAAGCGATGATTTTGCAATGTTTGTTGATTGAGTCTTCGTATTTTTAAAAGGCTGTGGGTACTTGATTTGCTTCTTACCCTTCGGGGTATTAATAGCAACCTGCAAATCCCACGTATCTTTTATTGCGGTCAAAAGACGCGATTGAGGATATTCCCATTCAGCCTTCGCAGCGAAGAGCCAAGTGCCGGGGTCTTTCAATAAAGCGGTCATAAGATAAAGGGCTTCCTCAAACGAGTACTTATCGCCAATATCGAAGATGGATAGATTGAACTGCTGGCGGAAATCCGCCGCTACCTCAGCAGGGTAGTCATCTATCAATTCATAGATGAGGCTTAGGCTTTTGGGTCAAGACCACCGAAGAACTTTTTAGCGAATTCGCCTTCGTTGACAAAATCCACTTTTTCGTAAGCCTCAATATCAGGGCCTTCTTCGCCAAGGATAAGCTCCATCAGCGTGAAAGTGAAATCCTCGGAACCCGGGCCTTCTTTAGGCATCTTGCGGGTGCGGCGAAGGGCAGCCTTGAGCTTGCCGGTCTCATTAGCGGTGGGGAACTCGTATTCGGTCCCGTCATTCAAAGTAAAAGTAAAAGCCATTTTAATCTCTCTCCTGATTATTTTTTATAAAGTTAAAGTAAAGAGGCGGGCGGGCAAAAATGTCCGCCCGCCTCTTTATATTTTTAGTTTAGTTACGCAGCGGAATATTCGCCGTCGTAGATATCAACGCAACGGCCGTTCTTGCGGCGTGCAGTGATTTCAACACCATAGCTGATTGCCGTGGTGCCATTGTAAGTGATTGGATCAACCGCCGTGACAGTGCCATCAAGAATGTGATGACGTTCAATCAGAACCTCCACCCCATCCTTTGAATCAAACAGATCAAAGACGAATTCATCTGATACTTCGGTAGTCGGATCCCACTGCGTGAGGCCATCAACTGAAGTTGAGCCACGGTGAAGTGCTTTAGCCGCTTCAGTGTTTTCCATGAGGACGAACTTATACTTAACAACACCTGAGGAGATAATCTCCCTTACGATGCCCTTGCTCTGCCAACCATTAATGGTGGTACGTTCGGTTTCGCTTGAAACTTCAACGCCGTCTTCAGTGATAAGACCGAAATCAATAGCCCCGGTCAGGGTGGAAGTTGCGCTTGTGATATTAAGCGGTGAAGTGCCTTTGCGGTAAAAATTGCCGCTTGCTGCGACGTCGACGTTGTCTACATCATATGCCATGATATTATTCCTTAAAAATTAGGGTTTGAGGGTGAGATTGCTACCCTTAATAAGGGCAGTGCCTGTGATATATCTCTGCTCTGCCTGACCCGGCTCATTAATGCGGGTTGCTGAAAGTGAGATTGAAACGCTCTTGACTGAATTCGATACTGAGGGGATTAAGGGAAGAAGGGCTTCAATGTAAGTTGCAAGCTGTGATGCTTCCTGAAAAGTGTCAGCCCAAATATTAATCCCGAAGTTCTCATTTTTGATGACTCTGTTCTCAATGAATCCGCCATCGCTTCGGATAGTGATCTGCTTTGCCGGCTGAGGTGTGATATCTCCGCCGGCTTTCCTTACTGAAACGAATACCCCCGATGAAATTGGGGAGTCAATTCTTTGCAGTAAGATTTTCAAGCACCGAATAAGCTCAGATTCTAAGTTCGGGAAGATTACTTGAGGGATCATACTTCACCCCTCTGCTTTCCTGCTGCCCGAGCAAGGTGGCCATGTTCGGCCTCAATCCTCATAGCATCTTCGCCGTCTGAAATGATATTCACTACAGCACGTGTTTTACGCTTATTCCAAATCTCAGCATGATATTCATCAGAACCTGACATCGTTTTCACGTCCCTCACGATTTCATCAGCAACTTCCATAAGAGTGTTTTTGATTTCATCTGATTTCAGTAAATTTTTGATGCCACCCTTGAGAAGCTTGGTGCCTCGCGAAAAGGCCTGTGTAGCCATCTTAGCCCTCAATTCTGTTAGCGTTTACAACTACACCCGGAACTAAAGTAAAGCCCGCAGGAGCCGTCCAACGCTGTTCTACGCCTTGTTTCTCCCACTCTGCCCCAAGGTACCTGAAAGTATCAGAAGCCTTGATTACAGTGCCGGCAGGAAAATAGAAAGTGACATCGCTTTGCGTGAAGGTACGGTTCAGTTCTTCAATAGTTGATGAGCCATTCCAAGAAACGAGGACTCCCTTGATTTCAGTCTCTACTGTCGTTGAAGTAGGCAATCCAAATTCATCATATTCACCGAAAGTTTTCCGGATTACGGTTACCGTTTCGGTTCCTTGAATCATCGCCCAAGCCATCCCGGAGGCCAATAAGCATATAGCACTCCTGTATCCCCGGGAACATTTGCTTGTTCGCCCATATAAGTCATAAAATAGTTGTATGAGGTTGACTTAGGGGATAAGTCTTTGATATCATCACCACTAAGGGAAATATGTTTCTTTGCTTTAGCGTCGTAAGTTCCGCCAACAGAGAAAGGTCCGGTAGTCTGTTGAAATGAGGCGAGAGGATTGCCAGCAATCTTCCATGCTGTGATAACCATTCGAGCAACCACGCGATGAACTCGCTGAATAGGCAAATCTTCCGAATCAATGCGAGCCTGAATATCCTTGAAGTGTGCATTGATAGCATCTTCAGCATCGCTGATCATCATGGCAAGGTGAGGGTCTAAAGCATCAGGCTGCATAGGGTCATTAATCCAACGGTCAACAACATCCTGAGGAGAAGTCCATGTCATTTATTGCCTTAAGATAGAGTAATTAGTGAGGGGCTGTAGGAGGGTCAGCCCCTCACTAATTAAGTTTTACTAAGGGGTAACCTCAGTTGTGATGGAAACATAATCTGCAAGGTTTTGGACGCGGAATCCATAGCGAGCCTCAATACGGACAGCAACTTGGTTGGTATCAAACATTGATACGCCGTTTACAGTTGCGGATTCGTCGAGCTTGACTTCAATGCCTTCGACATCACCCCAACGAGCAAGGTCAAAGTTACCAAGCCAAGCAGCATCGCCATCAGCAGCGTCGTTCTTGAAAGTGTAAACAGGAACGCCGAAGATGGTCTGAGTTCCGTAATCAAATACGGGACGGCCATCGGCGTAGGTCAAACCTGCAAGCTTGAAAGTGAATGAATCAGTTGCAACGATGTGAGTCGGGCGGTTACCATTTGCGGATGCAGCAGCGAAAGCGTCTACAAGGCTCTTGTAATCAGTAACGACAGAGGTTGCAACGCCACCAAGGGTGTCGAAGTTCGCAAGAGTTACACCCTTGAAACCTGCGACAGTGCGGTCAAATGCCTTAGCAAGACCGGCGGGACCCTGAGCGATCAATTCGTCAAACAGACGACCTGTATCCTTTGCGAACTGACGGGAAACAACAAACTTGGAAACCAAGGTGTGAGCGTCAATCTGCTTCTGAGAAACGGAAGGCTGTGTCAGGGGCTTAACTGCACCTTCAGCAACCCACTCGGCGTCAAGGCCTGAGATGGTGATAAAATCTGTGCCATTACCATCGAGTTCAATACGACGGCCGGCACGCATAAATGCAGAGGTTTCGGAAGTCTTTCCGAGAATTTCGTCGACGACTGTACGAGGCAGTTCGACGGCACCTTTAAGAAGAGCCATTTTGATATTCCTTTTATTTAAGTGATTAAGGGGTTTTTATTATTGATTGTCAAAGGCTTCAATAAAAGCCTGACGGGCTGTCATCTTTGGAGTTCCGCTTTCAAGGCCCTGAGTTTTTACGGGCTGAACGGATTTCTTAGAAGCAGGGGTAACGCCGCCGAAAAGAGTGATGAGCGAATCAGCATCTGCTGCAAGCTCTTCCTCAGTATCACCGCGAAGGCGGGAGACAAGTTCGGGAGTCAATCCTTTTTCAGCAGCAATACGGAATCGGATCAATTCTTGCTGTGCAGCTCGTGCATCTGATTCAGCCTTTGCAAGGCGTTCTGCTGTCTTCTCTGATTCGGTTTTCTGCGTCTCCTGATACTCTTTCCATTTAGCAGCAGCTTCCTGTGCTTCCTGAAGAGCCCGGTAGTTTTCTACAGATCGCTTCTCCCACTTTTTAGCTTCTTTCACCCAATCGGTATTTGCTTTTTCAGCAGTGGATTCGATGGTTTCAGTGGATTCTTCGGTTGAATCAGTGTTCTCAATATCTGACATTATTTTCTCTCCTGTGCGGGATTAATTGTGCCCGTGCGGGCTTTTAAAATCATCAGAATGAATCGCCGGTTAGCGTCTAAAAATCTTTGAGTTCGTTTCCGGGTTATTCTTTTGATTCGGTCTTTTTAGCAGCCTCGGCATTGCGTCGTCGCATCTCCGAAATAAGAGGGATGGGTTCAGTAGTTCCCAAATCACCTGAGGCATTTTTGTATTCTTCAATCCACTTGTCATACCAAATTGGCGGAACGACTTCACCATATGCGATATCTACAGTGCAGCGACATCCTTCATGGAAGTGGCCTGTGACATCATCGAGTGGAATGAGTGGCTTAAACTTTGGTTCTTTAATATATCCGCGGGCATGGAGTAGCTTGCACCACTCACATCCACCCGTATTAACTGACCGCTTCTTCTTGATCGGAGCGGGGTCAATTTCAGCAATCTTATCAATGGTCTTACGTGAGTAATTCATCACGTTCGTCCGAATGACGTTATCGAGTTTAGTTTGAATCTTTGCGACCTCTTCGGGTTGAATATCATCCAAGAATTCAACCGCTTTAGTAGGGTCGGATTTATTTACGAGGGTGCCATCATCTATGCCTTTAAAGACAGAATTAATGAACCAATCAATGGTTTTTCCTGTATCCTCATCAAGAAGATTCTTTGGAATCATATCAAGGGAAGCATTAAAAGGCATTTGCTTCTGTTTAGCTTTCGGTACGATTTGAGATCGTCGCTGATTGTAATAATCTACAGCCAAAACCGATGCGGCATTTCCAAAGTTAAGGACGACGCCGGGGAGTAGTTCCCTCAGGACAACAGCCCATTCTCTAAGAGGATAAGGTTGCAAAGCGGCGAGTAATTCTTCTGTCGTCATACCTGCAAGGTCTGCAATGTCATCCAATTGCCTACGGTGAATCTCTGCACTTCTTTCAGACATTTTTATCTTCCTCTTCTATAAGGTATATAGG